CGCAGCTTGACAAAACGTCAAATAACAAGTAAAATACCTTTGTTAGGTTTAAAGATCAAGCTTTAGCTTTCTTTATTATCTTTAATATCTATATCTTTTTTAAATATATTTTCTAACTGTCTTCTAGCTTCTTTCACAGAAGATATGTAACCCATATTATCAGTTATTTTAACTTTACCAGTTTCTTCTCGAGAATCATATTTTTCAATATCATCTTCATCATTTTCTAGAAAAGCATTGTAACATGCTATTATTTTTTCATTACTGATTTCAGTCATAGTAATTATTTTATCCATCCTCACCATATAAAAATCATCTGATGGTAATTCCATCCATGGTTTAATTTTAATAAATTGACCACTTGTTCCAGTAATAAATTTTAATATGACTGGATTTTGCATCACAATAACTGGATCATTATCATTATCATCAATAAAAACTAATGAAAAAATTTCTTCACCAGTAATTAATTTTATGCTACTATAAAATTCATCTCCCATATTAGTTCTTTAGCGGTATGTTTACAATATCGTAATTAAAATTTTCTTCGTTATAAACTTTAATTCTTTCGATTAGATGATTGAGGGTATAGTTCCTCTTGGATTTGTAGGATATGTCGTCAGCAATGTCATAGAGAGTTGCCTTGGTCTTGTTATTGCCTTTCCTAAGCACCCTTCCAATAGATTGGAGATTCCGAATTCTAGATTTGGATGGAGAAGCAAAAATAACATTATGGAGATTTTTAATATTAATTCCTGTACTAAACGTTCCATATGATGCAACAATAATTGCATTATTTTCCTGTTCAGTAATTTCCCTTACTTTTTCTCGATCCTTTGTATCTACACCACCATGGACAAAAAATACTTGCCTTTCATCAACCGTATTATTATTTATCATATGATATAGTGGTTCACCATGACCTTCAACTCTTGCAAAAAGAACAAGAGTATTTCCTTTAAGATCTAATGCAAGATTTCTTATAAACTTGTTTCTACGTTCATGATTAATAATATACTGAACTTCTTCCTCAAAGTTTTCAAACTTATGTGCTGGGTGCTTCAGTAGAAGTACATTGATATCCAGTTTAGCAACATGACCCTTCGCCATTAACTCTTCGGTACGAATAATTTTATACGATGGACCAAACAATCCCTCAAGGACCCATTTATGAGTCTGTGTTCCATCAAGTGTTCCTGTAAATCCAAAACGGTATTTTGCATCTGCAAGTTTTGACATTATAGATATTAATGATTTTGATTTAAACTGGTGTGCTTCGTCTCCGATAACTACATTAAATCGTTCAAAGTATTTACGGGGAAGTTTGTAGATAGACTGCCAGGTAGTGATAATAACTTGAGAATCCGTTTCTCTCTCCTTCCCCGCATAGATCTTGTGACAATATGAACCTACATCCCAACCATAGTCTGCAAAATCTTTATACATCTGCTCTACTAGCGAAGTCGTCGGAACGACTATCAGAATATTTTGTTTCTTCTCAACGTAATATCTCACAAGAGAATATATCATCAGAGACTTTCCAGAAGCAGTTGGGGATATCAACAACTTTCTATTATGTTTTAAGGCGTCGTATACTCCCTCAACTTGGTAATCTCTCGGAGAATACTTGCAAATAGCATTCATATAATCTTTTACACCTTCCTTTGAAATAAAGTCATTCGTCTCAAAAGGAAGACCATAATACTTATTATCTACAAACTCATAAGTATATCCGTGGTCATCACAAAACTTTGTGACCTTATCTAACAACCCAACATAAATCTCTCCAGTTTGGGTATTAAATAATCTTATCTTTCCGTCCCAGTATTTACTACGATATGAGGACATAAACTTTGCACCAGGAACCTCAAAGGTAAACTGATCTGCCAGTTCGTAATATACGTGTGGTTCCGCTTTTATCTGTAAATATACTTCGTTCTTCTTAACAATAATCAAATGAGACATAATCCATAGGATTCACCTATGGGTATTTATTGTCTCTTAGTAACCTAAATTTCTATCATCACGCATAAAATGTTTGATTTCGTTAAAATCAAAAACATAAAATTTTGACTCAATTTTACCTTCAAATAAAATCCTCATAATTCTATGCCTACCATCAAGCATTCGATATTTATTATCATATGGATTTGGACAATTATAAGCAATAATGCCAGGAATACTTGGATCACATTTCAAGTATGCTTGACCTTTACAGCACGGGCAATCTTCACCCACACTATATGGGAAATGATGTTTACCTCTCCATGCTATTTCTTTATGTTTGATAGTTTGCAATCTATCATCGGTTAACATATTATCATATATGTAATCTAAATCTAATGTTTTTAATTCATATTTTTCAAACTGCCAATTCCCATAAAAAGTTGAGTAGAAAAATCTTGGATTATTATGTTGCATTCAAATCTTTAAATAAAGTTAATAATTTGTAGTAGATATTATCAGTCCATATTATACTTATATTCTAAAACAATTCTATATAAAAAATCTTTTAGGTATGCAAGTCTTGCTTGTTCGTCTGGATGACCACCACTCCACTTTTCATAGCGAAACCTAACAGAATCATACACTAAGTACAAATCTTCTGGGCCTAACTGAACTTCAACAAAAGGCATGTCTTCACTAAAGTCGCCATCTTGATATGTCCAATCTTGATCCATTAGAAACCTGATTGGAATTTGTGCCAGTCTATTGAGTTTTTAATTTGGAAAGTTCTATTCGAAACTGTCTTTATAATCTCTTCTAAGAACTTAAGCATTACATCATAATAACGAACTTTCAAATCAATAGTATTTAACTTCTCATCGGCATCCATATACCTCTGTAATGCTTCTTTATCTCTAACCTTATAGGGAAATGGTTCTTCGGCATAAACCTCTGCTGTTGCCTTTCCTGTGTAGTAGTTATATCTTTCTAACTTCACACGATTATAAGTTCCTCTTGCCTTTTCTCTTAAAAGAGTGATGGTATTGTATAAGGTATAATATTTCGAATGAAGTTGTGGAATTTTTAATGATTCATCATGTAGGTTATCAGGGTCGATTTGAGAATCTTTTTCCCACATTTCCTGTATATCTTCCAAATTCATAATATAAAGGCAGATAGAGATTACAATTCTACTATATCATAGATTGTGTATTTAAAAACAACTTCAGCAGTAAAATAATTAATATCAGTATCTGAAGCTTCAAATTCTAATGATGAGAGAGAAACTGGAAATAAATCGTTAAAAACAATTCTGCAAACACTACTATAATTACTATTTAAAATATTTAATGTTCCATCACTAAATTGTTTTAAAGGATCTTCAACACCAGTATCATCAACAACTAAATTTTTAAAATCGTCATGTGTATCTGAAAATCCTAATCCAGTTATCCATCGATGAATTAAAATATAATTTTCTAAACTTTCGTCAACTAAAAATCTAAGTGAAAAATCACCATATTGAACTTGATCTCCAGGAACTTCTATTGCCTTAAATCTTGTCTGTTGTATAGTAGTTCCCAAAGAAATGTCAGGTATTCTTAAGGCATTGGAAAAAAATGAAACTTTCTTATATTTTTCCAAAATAAATTGGAAACCTATAGGTGATAAGAAATTTCTATTTTGTATTTGACCATCAAAAACACTTGCCATTGTTTTTATTTTTATTTAGATAAAAAAAAGAGGGTCCGAAGACCCTCTGTAAGAAATATGTGAACCGTGGATCACATAAGGTTTTCAACACGTACTCTTCTGTAGTAGCAGTTGCTATTAACAGTGAGAGCACCAGCGCCAACAGTTTCGCCCTGTGCGAAGGGGTTAGCAACAAGACCATAACGGGTCTTGAATCCAATTTTAGGCTGGAAGGTGTTCTCTCCAACTGCACGAACCATCTGAAGAGGAACGTAAGGGCAGTAGAACAGACCTGCGTCATAAGGTGAAGAACCTTTATAACCTGCAACGTAGTACTGACCACCAGAAGCGCCAGGATTAGAACCACCAGAATAAGGATCGATGTATACACGATACTTACCTTGAAGTACACCTGCGAAGGTGTTACCAGTGTCATCAACGTTCAGGTTTGCATTGAGTGCAGGGGTGTAATCAAGTACACCAGCCATGGTCAGTGCGGAAGCAACGTCTGCGGAACACAGAATCATGTTGCCCTTCCCTCTACGAGTTTCAGTTGCGATTGCGTTAGCATCGCGCTCGATTTGGAAGATAAGACCCTTGAACTTCTCAACAGACCAACGACCGTTACTATCAACATCGAGGTCAAAACGACCAGCGTTGGCAACGTTTGCTTGTGCACCAGACTTAGCAGTCTTGTAAACGGTTCTGATGACTTCGCGGTTGATCTCGGCAAGAATCTCAGTCGAGAGAATATTTGCGAGTTCAGCCTCAGCATTAAGACCGTGAATTGCTCTCAAATCCTGAGCAAGCTCAAGACTGTATTCTGCTTTCAGAGCACGGCTTTTTGCTGTAACGGCAATTTTCTCAATTGAGAAAGCCATCTGGTTGAAATGCTCTGATTCACCTAATGATTCAGCATCATCAGTTCTCATACCCTGTCCAGCGGCATATGCTGCCTGTGTTGCGGTATCATCGGGGCTGAGAAGACCTGGATTACTTCCAGACTGTGCAGTGGTACCTAAACCAACTGCGGCATTAGTCATCCCATTAGTGTTATCAAATCCGCTATCTTGTCCAGAGAATGCTGTATCTGCTTCGTTGTAGAATGCTTCGTCAGTAGATCCAGGTGTACCATACTTGGAGCGCATCGCGAAGATGAGTCCAGTGGGACCATTCATTGGTTGAACACCAGCAAGGTCATATGCGACCAAGTTAGGCATAGAACGGCGGATAAGGCTGATCAATACGGGATCAAAACCAGCAACTGGAGATGAAGCACCTGCAGAGAAACCTGCATTTGCTCCTGAGCCAGTGCTCATGTTTGGTGATTCGCTAAGAAACTCACGTTCTTCGCGGAGTGATTTTTCTTGGTTCTCTAACAGGATTGCGGTAACAGCTCTGCGATGGGAATCTTGGATAGAATCCATACCATCATAGTCAAGGACTGGTGCCCACTTTTCCTGCAGAGCTTCTGAATTGAAACTTTGCATTTGATTTAATCTCTTTTAGATTTGTTAGTTTGAATATTTATAATTTAAAATTCACCTTTTAGCCGATCTTGAGAGTGTATTAAGATACGCCCCCATTGCACTACCAACTACTGGTTGTGCTTCTTGGATTTCGGTACTTTCTGAGAGATTCTCAGAATCATCTTTTTGAGTATTAGCATTTCTTGTAGGGAAATAAGACTCCCTTAAGGTTGCTAATTTCTCACGATATTTTTCTTCACTTTCAAACTCAACACTTTCTGCAAGAGAAGCAAGCTTATCTTTCTGAGAGAGTGCTAGACCTTCAGTAACGTCTGCAAAAATTACATCTGCAACCGATTCTGATAATCTTTGATTTAGAGCAATATTCGACTTAATCTGCTCGTTGAGTTTATCTTCCATTTCATCAAGTTTTTCTACCATACTATTAAGTACATCATATTTTTCTTCAGGAATAGATACATAATGTTCTTCAAAAAGACTTCTTATTCCTGTAAGGAATGATTCGGTCATTTCAGTTTTGAGACCGTTTTCAACAGAAATTTGATTTTCTGTTATCCACTCTTGAGCAACATACTCAAGATATGAATCTACACGCTCTACAAGTTCAGTTTTAATAGTTACAACTTCTTCTACAAGTGCTTCTTCGTAAGAAGATTTTAATTCTTCTTTAATTTCAGAAACCTTAGATCTAATGGCAGCTTCAAAAATTGTACGTGCCTTTTCTTGAAACTCTTCAGAAAGTTCTTCACCTTCTAAAAGAGCAGTAACATCTTCTTCAACATCGATGTTGAGTTCAACTGTTTCTTCCGCTTCGGAAACTACTTCTTCTTCAGAATCAACAGTCTCTTCTTCAGAAACTACATTATCCTCTTCAGCAGTTTCTTCTTCAGCAACGATCTCTTGGTCATCTTTGACCTCAATTTCTTCTTCTTCCTTTGCCACTGCTGGCATTGGATCTGCTGCCTTTGCGCCCTTATTGACCACATTTTTTACTTGTGCCAACGTTGCGGAAGGATCTTTTAACTTTGCGGAATCATCGTCTGTACGATAATTTTCTGGAGTAGGACCGCCTAGATCTTCCACAGAACCTAATTGAGTTCCTGGATCTGCCATTGTAGGCATTGGATCTGCAGGCTTAGCCCCTTTGGTTACTACGTTTTCCATTTCTTGTAAATTGCTACCAACGGACATTTGATTAAAATATAATTGTATTAATCTATATTTATTTATAAATTAAGATATTTAATGTATTTAGAGATTATTTAGAAACTCTTGGAATAAATCAATCTTGTGCTCTTCAAGTCTTCTTTGATCGACAAGAGTGTTAATTCTCTTCTGAGTTCTTTCTGCGAGTTGTTCGCGAAGAATTCCTCCTTCCCAAACCCATTCCTTTCCTTCCATGATTCCTGAAACAAAAGCATCGGGTGCAGAAGGATCTGCAACAATATCAGCAGCAGTTGCTAATATGAAGTCTTCACCAACAACTTTACAACCTTCACTTGTTGTTTTTAATGATCCAACACCACGAGAAGAAACTCCAAGACAAACACCTTCACCCAGAAGTGAAGATGCAATTTTACCCATAGGGGTGTTTAGAATTTGTGCTTTTCCTTTAAAATTATTTCCCTCTCTAACAAGGGATGTAATTTTATGTGAAACACGGTCAAGATTGACGGTAGGACCATCTGGATGACCGAGTTCTCCAAGAGCACGACCTTTTTGAACAAATGATTCATTGTAGCGATCTACTTCGCGACGGAGAGTATCCATAGGATACATTCTACCATTTCGATTTTTAATTTCGCCTTGAAGGAATACACCTTCAATATATAATTTTTTATTAGTTCCCTTACCTTCACTAATAATCTGTACGTTTGAAATTTCTTCTGTGATTAGTTTCATTTTCCTTAGTTTGTGAATGCTATCTTAGAAGCAAAAACTGTACCAGTATCAACTGCTCCACCCGTTACTAATTCAGGTACAAGATTTGCTCCAATTTCTTTCTCAACAGAAAGTCTTTCTCCTCCTGCAATATGAATTTCATAAGATACAGTTCCTGCAACAATTACTTTTATTGGAGCAGTATTTGTATTGATAATTGATACCAATCTTGCTGAATCCAAATCTGCAGATTCAGTTTTAAGATCTTTACCAAGACTTATTGGTTTTATAGTCATTCTTCCGATTCCTCTTTGGTATCTGTTTCATCAAACATGGACGCACCTATTGTTGGACGAATTGCTTCAATACGTTCTGCTGCTTTTGTATAAAGAGCATCTTTGATTTTATCTGTAATATCAGAAGCAGAAGCATCAGAACCAATCAAATCTACAATATTTTCCATAAAGTTAATATATATTATTTAAATATTTATATTTCTGCTTTTTTAGCATCTTTTTGGTAATTTGCATCCACATCTTGTGATTGTGTTTCTAAATCTGGTTCCATTGGAATACCACCCATCATTCCTTGTTCACCTTCTTGTGGCAATGGTTCTCCAGTTATAGGATCAACAGTACTCGGATCTGGAATCACTCCATCTTTAATTTCTTTTTCAATTTGATTATCAATTTCCTTTATTTCTACATCAGTTTGGCGAAGTATTTTTCTTCTGACATAATCGACAGAATAATATTTACCAATATATGGTTCAATAGTTGCCAATGTACCAAGTCTTTCATTCATCAATTCAGATTCTTTAAGTTCTGAAAACTGATTATCATAAAGAAAATCGTATTGGATATGATCACTAACTTTATCCCAGTCTTCTATTGAAACAATATTTTTAAGAATTAGTTGAGTACGGAGCATATCCGTAAACAAATTAGCAAAACGTTTGCGTAATCTTCCAACAAATTTTGTAAACTTTAATTCATCTCTCAATATTTCTGAAGAACGACCAAGATTAAATCCACCATCGGCAGCAATTCTTGATTCTGGAACTCCAAGAGAACGGTATAGTTTTTTCTGGAAATATTCTATATCGGAAAGTTCACCAAGGTTTTGTCCGCCTGGAAGAGTTGTAATTTCTGTTCCTCTACCACCTTCTCTTCTTGGAAGCCAAAAGTCTTCCAACATACTCATATGCTTACGATCATCACGAATTTCTCCATTTTTGGAATCATAAACGAGTTTATTTCTGTATCTACCCATTACATCGCGTAGATATTGTTCTGCCTTTACTTTTGGAAGATTGCCAACATCAATATAAAAAATGCGTCGTTCTGGTGCTCTTGATAAACGATAGATAACTAAAGCATCCTCAATCATTCTAAGTTGATTGATTGACTTAATTGCTTTATGTAAATATGAAAGTATAGTTCCTTTATTTCTATCAACTAAACCAGAAGTACAGTAAGTAATACTATCTTTTGCAATTTTAACACCTTTATTTCCAGAAATAGATGATCCAGGAGTTGATGCTCCAGGGTATGTAGATTGGGCAGTATAAAGATAATATTCTTCTATTTCTGGATTTATATCATATTTTTCATCTGTTCTATTATTTGGTACTAAAGGATTCTTAGATTTCTCATGCTTCTTTTGCTTTCTGATATGGCGCATTTTCATGGGATCAATATATCTTATCTCCTGAATCCCATCAGTTACATTCTTGGGGTCGATAACTTTTAAGTAATACAGTCTTCCATCAACATACCAATTTCTAAATATTTCGTGACATTTTTTATCAAAATCCATCAATTCTTTGATGTATTTAAATTCTTCTCTAATTCTATCCTTTACCTTATCGCTAGCATTTATATTTGAAAGTTCAATCTCTACAGGAGAGTCGTATAAATCACTAACAATTGCTTCATTGACAACATCTTCAATCGCACCATCTGCTTCAGGATGAAGCGCCATTTCTCTGTATCTTTTTATTAAATCAGACTCTGTTCTATATACACCTTCAATATCTAAGTACTGACCATAAAATCCACTGCTCACATAATTATCAACCCCATCCTCATTTGTCTTGGGGACGGGGGAAATAATTTTGGATTTATCTTTCTGATCCTCAATAGAAAAACCAAATAGTTTTGGCATAGTATAAAATTAAAATGAACTAGTTAGTAGTTATTTATTCATCTAACTAGTTCATGGATCAACTGATCTCTGGTTTGGTGCTATCAGAACTATCTGCTTCAGCTTCCCAATATTGAACTTGGAATTCTACAGTATATTCTTCAATAGTATCTGTTGAATCCATAGAAAGGTCAATTTGACCAACATTGGTTGGGAAAATACCTTCAAATTTGTATTTTCTCATTGCCGCACCAGATCTATCTAACTGAGTGACAGTTGCTGATTTTTGATATGTATTTGGATCAACTTCTCCAGTAGCATCACCAATTTTGCTGATACCATTCATCCACTGTTCAAATGCAGTTCTGATTTTAAAATCTACATCATTTAAAACTGTAATAGTCCAAGTATCAAAAGTTCTCTCTCCAGCAACTTTAAGTGTTCTTCCTCTAAAAGGAATTTCAACTGGACTAATATTGGAAGCTGGGAGTTGTGCAGACTTAACCATGAATGTTAAGAGACTCTCATTTCCAGTACTAGTGGTTGGAGAATCAATTGATTGAGTATTATTTCCAGTTACCAATGATTCAGGGAATGTAACACTAATCTCAAATAGATTAGGTCTTGCGCCACCACCAATGAGTGCTGCCTTAAAATTGTCTAACGTTTTTAATGCCATTAATCGTTCCTCGTTTTAATTATTTTGAATAGGTTAATAAAGTAAAATTAAATATTACCAACAACTTCATTAAACTCAATGCCACTCCTTGTTGCAACGAATGTTAATCCAATAAAGTTAATTGAACGAGATGGTTTAATGTAGATGTCTGCAACAAATTCGTTATTATCGATAATTGCAGCAGTGTTATTTGTACTATCACAAATAACTCTATAATCTTGAATTCCTCTTTGTGCCTGAATGTTTCTGAGGAAAGGATCAACAACATTTACAAAATTGGATCTTGTTATATCATCATTGAATTCAAATAATTGATCATCAGCAGCTGCTCTAATTGCATCTTCAACATAGATGAACAATCTGCGAACGTTAATGCGATCAAATGCAGATGCCTTAGAAAGACCTGTTTTATCACCAAACAGAATAATTCCAGATCCTGGTGAGAAAATTACTGGATTTATTCTTGCAGAATAAAGGCGATCTCTTTCAGTCTTAGAAGGATTATATGCAAGTTTTACTGCATTTAATATGGAACCTCTAGAAGTTCCTGCAGGAGAAACCCATGCAGCATTTGTTACATCATTTCTTGCACAAATTCCAGCAATATCACCATTTAATGGTACATATCTGAAAGTTTTTGCAAATCTGTCATACATGTACTTATATCCACTATCAAAAACTCCATAAGATGATGAAGGAATTGAAGAATAGAAAGCAACGACGTTGTCCGTCATTTTTGCGGAACTTAGTGGTGTATAATCCTTACTGCCTGAATTTTTTAGAACAGAACCTTTATCTGGACTAATAAAAGCAACAGAATCTTGTCTCTGTTCAGCAACTGAAATCAATTTTGAAGCAAGCGATTGTGCTTCTTCTTTTGTATGTGCTGCGGAACCCATAAGTAAGAAATCTACATTATAGATTTCCGTATTTGTTAATAAATCATAACCAGAAACTAAACCAGATATACTTCCTTTAAGTGCTCCAGCCTCTCCTAGATCGTAATTACCATCATAATTTAAACCATCACCTAATTTGAAAGTCGTATTTCCAAGCATTCTATAAAGTTTTCCATCAACTACAGGAGAATTCCAAGCAGTACCATCTTCGACACTATTATTTTCAGCGAGACCGATACTAGTAGTAGATGTTAAACCAACCCATCCTGCAGAGGCACCATCACTCATTGATGCTACACCTCTTGGTTCTGCACCAGTAAAGATGTATTCGGAATTTTCTGAAATATACTTATTCCAATAAGAAGAACTACCTGCAGCATAAATCGCATCAGATGCTTTGGAAAGAGAAACATGCTTCTCTAGAATAGTATTTCTATTTCCAGTGATTGAACCAGTTCCATCAATTACTACAACATGAACCTCATCAAATCTTGCTCCACGATCAGATGCAAATCTGGATGTTCCTGGTCTTGGTGCTAATGTATTCCAAGAAATTGTAGTATTTCCTAAAGTAATTGATTGAGCATCAAACCAATCACTTTGTGAAGTATACGTTGTTGTTGCTACACCAGCATTTGAGTTATTGAGTACTACAATAGATCCACTATCTTTAAATCTATATACACCGCTTGGTTCGTAATCGGTAACTACTGCAGTTCCACCATCAGCAGTGTAGTCTAATACTTTAACATCTAATGTTTCAGTACCAATTGATGTAACAACACCTCTTAGTACTCCATCAAGTTCAGATGTAGTTCCTAATCC